ACTGACGCCCACCAGGCTCATGGTCGAACTATTGAACTGCGGCGATTCCGCGGTGCCCGCCAGCGCGGCCTGGTCGATGTCGTAGATGGTGACGTTGTTCATCTGCCAGTCGAACTCTTCATCGCCGAATTGCACGGTCAACTGGTTGAACGAGGGTTGAATCGGAATCGTCTGCAGGCTCTTAAACAAGATGTTGGCGCGGGTGTATGTGTTGTGCAGCGCAACGCCGGAATGTTCGCGGATGCCAAGCCAGAGCTTCCCGTTCACGAAGGTATAAAAGCCCAGGCAGCAGTTGAGGATCTCCTGCAGCCAATCCTTCAGCGGCTTGCGTTCCTTCAGCGCGCCCCGGAAGGGGAATTGCCGCTCCTTGCCGCTGCCGACCAGCTTGTCTACTTCCAGGTCGCAGATGGCGGCCATGGCGATGGCCTGCTGCACGTCGAAGAAGGCTTCCATCTGCGCGGCCGAAATTAGCGCGGCCTGGGCCTCGCCGACCCGCAGGCCGATGGCGCGCAGGTAGACGTTGACCGCCACCCATATCGTGTTAGAGAGCGCGGGTGTCCACACGCGCGCCCCAGGCGCCGTCCAGGTCCAGCCGCCGATCCCCGCCGTTACCGTGACCGTCATCGCGCGCTCGGCCACCTGACTCAGTTGCAGTCCCTTCTCGTCGCTGCGGCGGATCTCGGCGAACGCCAGACCGCCAGCGTAGGTCGATCCCGGCGGGACGGTGTTCCATGGGAAGGAATCGAGCGCGAAGAAATCGCTGGTGGCCGCCGGGTCGGTGCCTGTGATCCCGCGCCAGCCGCCGCCGTGTTGCGGGTCGTGGGGCGGCTGGTTGTCCAGCTTATGCTTCATCAAGTCGGTGGAGTAGCCGCCGATGGGACCTTCCCCGACGATCCCCAAGGCGCTGTAGAATTCGCTCTCGTCCCGGCCCGCTGCCACATCGCAAGCGACGACCATCGCCTTGTCGGTATAGACCTCTTGCACCACGCGCTGGTAGACGGTATCGGCGGCCACGGTCACCGACGTGAACTTGGATCCGGCCCAACCGACCACCCCGGTATCGAATGGGAACTCGAAGCGGCGCTGCTGCGGGGCCACCACGACGCCGCCGAAGCTCTTGGGCGCGCCGCGCTCCGTGCAAGCCTCAAAGGATTTCGGACAATCGGGGAGCGGGCTGGTCGACGGGCAGAAGCGGCCCTTATAAACCTTCCAGCACGAGCGGGTCACCATCCGGCTTGGATAGGAGAGGCCAAGCTCGAATACGCCATCGCTGGCGGGAAGCTGGAAGTTCCCGTCGCTGTCCACACTCCACGGCAGCGCATAGCCGCTCCACAGCCGCACCAGGGTCGATGAATCCACGTGGTAGAGCGCGAACTGAATCACGGCGCGGTACAGGTTGATGGTGTTCGCCAGCTTGGTGAACACTTCATCGGCGTTGCCGAAGCTGAAGCGGGCGCTGTCGCTGGCCTCGCCAATCGTCTGCGAGATGCCGCCCCAGGAGAGCAGGCGCGGGAGGTATAGCCGCCCGTCCACGGTGACGCGCTGGTTCGAAAGGTAGATCGGCACGGATGATGCCGCTCTGTCCTGAATCGCAATCAGCGGGATGATGCGCTGGACCTGTTGGGTGAGCGCCGCGTCGAAGGCGGCGTCAGGAAAGCGGGTGAGCGTTTGCGACGAGGTGTAAGTGGGGAAGCTTTCCGGCACCTCGATCAGCGTGATGCCTGGGTCGCCGACGATGCGGCCGGCACTCATGGGAAAGTCGATGAGCGGGTTCTCGTAGCGCACCCGCGCGCTCATGTTGATCGCGGGAGATGGGTACGTGAAGGTGAACTCGGCATAGGTGCCCTGCGCCTGAATCCAGTGGGCGCGGAGCAGGGAGTATTCGTCGCAGGCCAGATGATCGCGCCGGACCCGGAAGCGTTTCATCCCGTTGCCGAGCAGGAAGCGCTGCTCCGTCTTCAGGCCCGGCTGGTCGAAGGAATGGATGGCAATCGGCGGCTCCACATCCGCCCCGCTGCCGAAATCCACGCGCAGCGGAAAGGGCGAGATGAACGGTGGATCCGGGATCGGGATCGGGCCGAGCATGTCCGGCATTTACGCCACCTCCCGCAGCGCCAGGCTGACGCCGGATCTACCGACCCTCAACTCCTCGCTCCACGGCCCGTCAAAGACCACGGTATAGCGGCCCACCGGATCCCCCGGCGGCGGCCCCGGCAGGCTCTCCAGCAGATTGTAGAAATAGAACGGGGTTCCCTGATGCGCTGCATAGAAGTTCCGCAGCGTGAACCATTGCATCGGCGTCAACGCAAAGGCGAGCTTGAAGAAGTGCCGCGGGTTGATGGCGAGGGCGGCCCGGTCGGTGGAGCCATCCGGGTAGGCGTTGACGGTGGCCTCGATGCGCAGTTCCACGGTGAAGGTGTTGTACAGGAACGTAGGGAAGGTATCGACAGGCGCGGCGGGCGCGACGTTGCCCGGCATCAGCGCACCACCGTAAGCGGTTCGAACAGAGCGCTGCGTTGGGCCTCGCGCGACCGTCCGGAGCGGCTGGCGGTGGCGGCGGCCAGGCCCACGCTATCCGGATTGCTCTGGATCACGTTGACCACCCTGCCCTCGAATAGATCGTTGGCCTGTTGCGGGTTCAGCTGCACATAGAGGCCGCCCGAGGCCGACGCGCCGTAGGGATTCGCCACCATCTGCCCGTTGGAGTAGACGGGCTGCAGCTGCAGGTTGCCGCCCGATTGGGCGAACGTGGCCGCGTACATCTTCTGCGGCATCCCGGTCGGGTTCTGCGCCGTTGTCAGCGCGTACAGCTGCACCAGATCCTGAATCTCGGGAGAGCGGATGGCCAGGTCGAGATTCCCGCCGTACTTCTGCTTGGCGATTTCGAGAATTTGCGCGCGGACCCCTTTGTCCTGCACATCGACGCCGTACACCGATTTGAGCTTGGTTTGCAGCTTCTGATCGGCGGTCTTGACGAGCGAACGGAAGAGGCCCGCGAGGCCGCCCACGGCCGCGCCGATGCCCGCGCCCAGGAGGGTGCCAATGCCGGGGAAGATGGCCGTACCGAGGACCGCGCCGATCAACGCGCCGCCGCCCGCCGTCAGGCCGATGCCTGCCTTGCCGCCACGGTATAGTCCGTAACCCGCCAGGCCGATGCCCGCGCCGAGGACACCGCCGCCGATGGCCGAGAGGCCCATCCCGAGGCCGCCCGTCAAGGCCGCCGCCCCGGCACCAGCCGCAGCCGCGCCGCCCCCCGCTTGCGCCGCGCCGACCTTCCCGCCACGCTGGAAGCCTTGCGCCGCAATCGCGGTGCCGCCGAGGAGGGCCGCCATGGGCCAAAGGGCCGCCGCCGTCGCGCCGAACCCCGGCATGGCTACAGGTGCCGCAGCCGCCGCGCTGGCGGGGCTGTAGCCGCCCGTATAGCCGCCATAGGTGCCGACGCCCGCCGGGGCCGCCACGGTGCCCCCTGTGCCCCTGCGCACGCCCATAAGGGCCGCCAGAATGCCGCCGGGGCCGACCGCCCCGCCGACGCCCCCGCCGAAGGTAGGCTGCTGGCCGCCGAGGCCGCGCGGGCCGCCGCCGAAGCTCACCGTGCCATAGCCGAATAGCTGCATCAGGGCCGCCGCCGCCCGGCTGGTCACGATCTCCTTGATCGCGCCGATGACGGCGGTCTTTAACCCGTTCGCCATGGCTTGCCAGATGCTGGTCGACTTGTTCAGCAAAGCATCGAATACCCGGTCGAGCGAACCCTTGAGCTTGTCGTAAATCTGTTTCTGCTCGGCGATGATGGCGTCGTTGGTTCGCTTCGAGGTTTCCAATCGATCTTTGCTAATTGCAATATCGGTATCCGAAATGATCTCCCGGACCCGCTGCTGCTGCGCGTTCTGAAGCGCTGTGACTTTGATCAGGTAGTCGATTTCCCCGATCAGCTTCAACTGGTGGAGCACATGTAGCTCGGCCACCTTCCGGTCGGTGTCCTGCCGCTCCAGTTCAATTTCCACGTCCCGAATCCGGTAGGCGTACTTCGTGCGGATCGCCAGGACCTCCTCCTGGTAGGCGACCTCCTGCTCCATCGTCTGCCGATGGAACTGGTCGAGTTCGGCGATCTGGATGTCGCGGTCGGCGGCCAGCGCCGTCTGCTCGTAGGCGAGGCGGGCGCGCAGCGTGTCCATCTCCATTTGATCGGCTTCCTCGACGTACTTGAGGTGTTCCTTCAAGCGCTCCGTAGGCGCTCGGCCCACGTCTTCGAAGAAGTCTGAGAGCGCCTTCGCGTTGGCCATCCGGTCCGCCGCTGTTTTCTCCAGCAGTTTGACGTTATCGGCCTGGATTTTCTGCTTCGCATCTTCCAGGTCGATCGCCATGGCCTTGAGAACCTTTGCCGTGTTGATGGCATCGCCCCTCAATTCGCGCAGCGCCCCGGCGTACTTATCGGTCAAGCCGAAGATGGCTCCATGCAGCCGGGCCTCGGCGCGCGAGAGGATCTGGTCGGCGATCTCCGTCCGGTGCTTCGCCGCGTCCTCGCTCTGTTGCACGAGCTTGGCCTGCTCCCCGGCGGCCTGTTTCATCAGCCGGATCTGCTCGTTTAGCTGATCGATCGTCATCGACTGGAAGGACCGCTGGCGAGACGCGCCCAGGCCGAACTGGTTGGACCCGGTTGCCTTGAAGATGGCTTCCATTTCCTCGGCCTGGCGAACCAGTTCATCGCGATCCTTGAACGCCTTCTTCATCGCGGCGGTGGTTTCGGGGCTGGTGAGCGCGCTTTCCTGATATGCCTGGTAAGCCACCCAGGCCGCGCCCGCCGCCAGAATGGCCGGCACCATCGCCCAAATCGCCGTGGTGACGGCAGCAAGCTCCGCCGCGCTGAGAGCGCCGACGCCTTCAAACAGGATGGTCATCGCGTTGACCGCGACCATCAGGACGGGGCCGAGTTGCCGCAGTGCGGCCACGGCCGGGCCGATCCAACTCAGCAAGCCGAGCTTCGCCGCCGCCCCCACAGCGCTCAACGCGACGGCCAGCACACCGAGCGCCGCCGCCGTGTCGCGGATGGGCGCGGGCATTTCCTTAAAGAACTGCAACCACTCCCGCATGGATCCGATGACGCTCAACAGCATGGGGCCGAAGTCTTGAGCGATCGCCGCGCCGAGTTGCTTCAAGTCGTCCAGGAGCTTCGTCAGCTGCGCCGTGGGTAGCTTGGCCATCTCTTCCCCGGCCTTGCCGAATTCCTTCTGCATTCCCTCGAGGATGATGCGCACGCCCGCCTCCGCGCCGATCATCTGCTTCTCGATCATCTTGCGGACATCCATCGCGCTGACGGTCTTGCCGAGTTCCGCCGCGATTGCGGGCTGCAGGTACTTGATGGCGTTGATGCCCTGCTCCGCGAGTTGCCGGAAGGCTTCCTGGCCCTGGATGATTCCCTTGGCCTTCATCTGGCCGAGCGCCAGGGTGATGCTGTCGATGCCGACCTTGCCTTTGCCGAGCGCCGCCGTGGCGTTGGTGACGGCAGCCAGCAGGCCCGGGATCTCTTCCAGTGCGAAGCCGAACCCGCGCAGCGCCTGGCCCGCCGTACGCAGTTCATCGAACGACAGCGGGCTTTTGGCGGCCACCTCACGGATGCGCTCGATCGCCTCTCCGGCCTGTTCTGCGCTGGCGCCCATGGCTTTGAAAGCGGCCTGCGTGCGTGCGATGTCGTCCGCGGCTTGCACCATGCCGCCGAGCACCCGGGCCACGCCCAGGCCCGCGAAGGTTTGCGCGATCTGATCCAGGCCCCGGGTGGTTTGGGAGATCTGCACCGAGAGCGCGTTGAATCCGGTCTCGGCCTGCTTGGTGGCCTTTTCCGACGTGGTGCCAATGCTCTTGATCTCTTGGTTGATCTTGTTGATGGCGGCGGATGCGCCTTCCGCCTGGAAGTCGACCTGGATGTAGATTTTGTTTGCCGCCATAACCTAACGCCGCTTCGAGTTCCGTTCAACCTCTTCGTTTTGCCAGCGATTCTTTTCTTCGCCCAAGAGCCGCAGCATCTGGAATTCGAGGTACGTCACCTGATCGAGTCCGACGGTCATGTGGCGTTCGAGCGCGAAGTCCAAATCCACGACCAGCTGCATCACGCGGCCGCAGGGGGATTGCATGTAGGCATCGAGCTTCTGCAGCGGACACTCCGTACATGGCCCGGCGTCCCGCTCGTTCAACTCGGGCTGCTCCATCTGCGCCGAAGGGCAATCCGCCGGACCCGGACAGAGGCGATTGCGGCGCAGCAGCCTGTGGAAGATAAAGCGCGGCGACGGTGTTTCCGGCCAGCCGCCGCCCTCTAAAAAATCGCTTCGTCATCGGCGGGGCTCATCTCGATGTTGATCTGCTCCACCACCGCCCGGATGGCTGCGTCCTTATGCAGCGATGGGATCGGCCCCTTATAGTCGTCGCTGTGCCCTTTGCACTCGTCCCACAGCTTCGCCGTTGGGTCCAGGTACATGCGCATCTGCGAGGCGTTGCGCTGCGGCAGGGAGAACAGCCGCGAGGCCGCGCGCTGCATCTTGAGCGCCTGGTCGGCGGTCGGCAGCTGCAGGCGATGGGTGACGGGGCCGCCGGGGACCTGGAGCGTAACCGTGGCTTCCTCGCCATCGAGCACGACCTCGCTTACCTCCGCGCGCTCCAGCACCTTGATGACGATGGACGCCTCGGCGGGCGTCAACGCCGGGGCACCGTTGAGCTTGGCAGCCTCGTAGAGCTTCAGGTCGGCCTCGCTGGTGTCGATGTCGGTTTCGGTAATCCCGCGCCCGAGTTGCCGGATGACGATCTTGCGCGTACGGTGGCGCTCGGCCCATTCTTCATCGGTCGGCCACCGAAGCTCGATCTCTCTGGTTGTTTTGCCGCTGCGCGCTTTAAGCGCGAACTCCGCTGTACTGTCAAACATCGGCTACCCCTCCTTGAGGTTTACAGCCCGAAGATTTCATCCGTCGCCGTGGTGGCGCTCAGGGTGCATAGATCAGCCGCTGGCGGCTTCATGATCTTCGCCGTGCAAGCGACGGTGACCAGGCCATCGGCTTCGCCGTTAACGACCGCCGAGAGCACGGTGCGCGGGAATTGCAGATGGATGCTGTGTTTGTCGGGACCAGCGCCGATGGTGGGACCGTCGATCTTGATGCTGGTGGAGCCTTCGGTCTGGCTCATCAGGTTGTTGAATTCAACCGATCCCTTTTGGGCGCGGGCGACGAACGAGAGCGTACACTCGCGCGTCCCGTATTCCATGCGGCCCCGGATGGCGAACCCGTTCTGCTGGCCGCTTCCCGGGTAGATCCCGGTGTCCAGGCGGATGTTGTTATTCCAGCGGAATTCCGCCGAGATGAAGGACCCGCCGAGAAGGTAATCGATGCCGTTCACGGTGAGCACGGTGGTTCCGGAGGCATTCAGCAAATGCTCCGGGGTCGGTGCCGGGATCACTATGGCCGAGGGGCTGATGAACTGCCCGGTGCCGACGAAGCCCGCCACGACCCGGCTGTTGGCGCGCCCCGGGCCGGATTCGATCGTGAGCGCAAATTCGTTGACGCACATCCCGACCAAGGCGCGGTCGACCACCGCATCGGCCCCCGTCCGGATCTGCTCCACCCAGGTGAAGGGCGCCATGTTGATGCAGTTGACTACCGGATCGCTCGGGACCGCCGCGTAGACGAAGGCCGGGGCGGTGCCCGTCTTGGTCCCTTTGCCCAGGCCGAACAGAAACAGGTGCGCCATGATCTCGCTCGACGTGTATTTCTCAAGCGGGACCGTGGTGTTGATGTGCGACGGGAAGGTCTGCGTCGGGAACTCATCGCCCTTGCCGATGTCGAGGGCGTTGTCCTCGGTAACGGGCTCAGTGATGGCCAGCGCGGGATTGGTTTTGGTGAGGCTCCACAACTCGGCGAGGGCGTTGGGAGTAGACAGATCGGCCTGCGGCTGGAAGCCGAAAGCGATCTTAGTTTCGCGGACATTGGCTGGACAGCTACCCATGATTATGCGTCTCCTGTTTCTTTGGTTTCGGTCATGATCGAAAAATAGTCGATGCCTTCTTCGTCGGTGGGCCGGGCGAGTTCGGTGATGTTGGTCGGCAGCACGCCAGGCATGATCGGGCAATAGTGCCAGCGCAGCCCATCGCCGGGAACGGGCACACCGTTGACGATGGCCTCAATCAACGTAAGCGAGGATTGGCCGCGGGCGGCGCGGACGAAGATCACCAGGTGGTGAAGCCAGGCTTCCATTTCGCCCTGGCCGAGCAGGGTATCCTGCCAGGCCACCAGCACGCTTCCCGGCCTCATCTGGTAGATCGCCGAGCCGAGGGCGTTGCGGTCGGGGTTCTGATCGATGTAGCCGTCGATGGCCGCCGGATCGCCTCCGAGCAGGGCAACGACCTCCGGAATGCTCCGCAGGGTCAATACCATCGCGTCGGTGAGTTCGATGAGGCTGATCAAAGAGGCACCCAGGCTTTCTTCAGCAGCAGGCCGTACTGCAGCTGGCTGGCCTTAAAGATGGCGATTTGATCGGACGAGGATAGCCCGATCATTTGCTCGGCGGCCTGCGCCACATTGGCGCGGCGGCGCGTTTCGCGGAAGGTGTTCTCGGCGCGGATCACGCCTTGCGCGGCTTTGCGCAGGGAGAAGTTGGCGAGGGTGGCCCCGGTCATCTTCATATCGCGGATCGGCGACACCTGGCGGGTGTACTTTCGCTTGATGAAGAAGTAGCGCCGGGAGAGCTTCCTCGCCGGGATGCCGTCGGCATTGAGGCCGTCTTCCCATCGCTTCTTCTGCTCGGCCACCATCACATCGCCGATAGCGTGGAGTTGCGGGTCGGCCAGGTTCGGCCCCTTGAGCCGCCCGGATTTCTTGACCTTGATCGTCAGGCCGTAAATGCTCATCGCCGTCTAAACTCCCCGCTGCGGTCCTGTAGGATCACGTTGCAGCATTGGTTGGCGTAGGCGTCGACGTTCACCACGTCGTATTCGATGGCATCCTTCACCACCACATCGCCCTTCTTCGGTTGCCGGGGCAAATCGGCGTTGCGGATGAGGGCGTGGGAATAGCGGCCCGGCGAGACCTGCTCGTCGGCGGCCCCCTCTTTCCAGATGAGGATCAGCGGCTGCGCGGTGAGGGGATCGTTGTCCAGCCAGTATTCGACCTCGCGCCCGAAGACGGGCACTAACGATTCCCACAGCATGGGAACGTGGACACCGATGAAGGGATTGGTTGCCATCCGCTTATACCTCCCGCGCAGCGCATTTCCGGGGAGGTGCGAAAGGGTTGGCGACATTCGAAGCCCCCCCGGAAAATGCGTGCGGGGAAACGATTAGAGTACCTTCACCTTGAAGCTGGCGTTGGGCCGATACGGCACCACGAGCGGGGCGCTCTGCATCATCACGAAGCGCACGCTCGGGTCTTCTTCGACCCAGGACTTGACGAAGTACGGCAGCGCCTGCAGCCCGGCCTGCTCGTCGCGGATCGCGCCGTAAGCGCGGACGCCCTCGATCGCCGCGGAAGCGAGAATGATCGAATCCGCCGGCAGAATGGCCTTCTCCAGCCCATCGGCGGGATCGACATACCAGCCGCTGTAGACGAAGATGTTGAAGTTGTCCACCTGCCCCATGAACACGCCGCCCTCTTCGATCTGCGCGGGCTGGCCCATGGTGGGAAGTGTGGATGCGAGGCGCTGCAGGTTGAGGCGTTCGTTGACCTGATCGTTGGCCCTGAATACCTTCCATACCGAAACGGGCATGATGACATCGGTTGCCATCGTGCCAGTCTGTTGCAGGACCACCTGCGACCAGTCCTGCAGATTATCGAGCGGCGAGGAGGTAGTGACGCTCCACAGCGGATTTGCCGTGATGCTGTTCCCGGCGGCGCGGCCGAAGTCGATGACCACGGTCGGGTACTTGTCACCGCTGATGGTGCTCTTCCCGGTTGCCAGGACCTCACCCGCCATCACCTCCAGGCGGCGGTTGAGCATATCAATCTGGTCCTGCATGTCGCGGGCGACCATGGCGCGCTGCCGATCCGCAGGCGACATCGAACCGCCGATGCGTTCACCAGCAGAGCGCTTGAGCGGGCGGTTCATGTCGAAGACCCGCTTGTCTTTGATGTAGGCGGGCTTCAGGGTCGATGTTTTGTAGCCGAGCGAGGCCACGATTTGTCCCTCCACGAGCGGGGAAACGAAGGGCGCGATGCGCCGTTTCCCGTCCAGGGTGTCGAAGTGAATCTCTTCCGATACTTCTGTTTGGACGTTGGGGAAGTATCGGTCGAGTAGGAATTGCGAGCTGCCAAGCAGGCTGGCGACTACGGTATTCAATACATCGGTCGAGAAAAGATCTGCCATTGTCGTAAGCTCCTCAAAATCGAAACGTTGCGGTTTAGCCGCCCTACGGCTGGTCGCCATCAGCCGCCGGGCGGCGCTGGATTACTCGGATTTTTTGCTGCGGGCCGGGGCCGCCGCGCCCTGATCGAGCGTGAAGGTCTTGCCGTTGATGTAGAAGTGCGCCGTACGGGCCGCGCCCGTATTGGCCGCCGCCGTGTAGTTCACGCTGCCGCTGGCCGATTGGGGCGTGGTGGGCGTGTGCGTCAGCCAGGTCGCGTCCGCATCCTTGTCGACCGTAAACGTTCCCGATTGGCCGGGTCCGTCGATGGTGACCGCGATGCTGCCGGATCCGCCTTCCGCCGGGACGCTGCCGCTGGTGGGGCTGATGGTGACGGGCGGCACGTCGGGCACCGATCCGACCAGTTCGAGGCCGCTTGGGACGTCGGCGAGTTCGGGATTCTTCTCCCGCTCGTCGGGTGTCAGGTAGGCCATAGGATGGTCACGGCCGCCGGGCGGCAGTTCCGGCGCTTCCGCGCCCCTTGCCGCTCCACCTTCGCGGTTGTACTCCACCACGTTCTGCGCGGCCTGCGCCTGCGTTTCGGTGGGCACCGACCGGACCGTGATGCCATCGGTAAACACCACGCTCTCGATGAGGATCCCGAAGTCGCGCAGCGCATCGGAAACGACGGCGTGGCCGAGCGCGGCGGGCCAGATGATGGCGTCGGCCTTCATCTTGCCGCTGAGGTAGACGAGCGCCGGGACGGTGGCGGCGGTTGCGTCCACGTCATCGGCGAGAACCCCGTTGCAATCGGCGGCGGCGGCGGGCAGTGTAATCGCCCCGGTGGCGGGATCGCATTTAACGATGGTGCCGCGCTTCAGGACGCCGATGCCCGAGGCGACGGTCCCATTGCGGCTGACGATGCGCTCCCCATCGCTCAGTAGGGGCGAGTAGGAAGAGGCTACAGTGCTAAAGCTGGCTTGTCCAAGCGGACTGTAAGTTGGCATTGATTAAGCTCCTTTTTCCAAGTGATCGATTTAGCTGGCCTGAAAGCGCCGCAGTTTGGGTACGAACTGCAGGACGCGCTCGGCTTCCGCCGCAGGCGAATCCTGATCGCCCCCGCTGCCGACTCCCACGGTCGGATTCTTGAGGTTCTGCATCGCCGCGGCGAGTGGGTTGGCCGCCGCCGGGGCACCCGCCACCGGGGCCGACTTCAGGATCTTCTGCGCCGTAGCGAGATCGTGATCGGTTTCGAGGGCCAGGGTGCGCGCCAGGTTCTCGCGGCCTTGCGCTTCCTCGCAATTAAGAATCGCCGAGATCCGCTGGCGGTCGGTGGCTACAATCTGGCCTTCGTGCTGCGGCGTGACCGCAGGCGAGATCGCTGCGGGTACGGGTGTCGGGGTTGGAGCCGCTGTTGCAGCCGGGGATGCGGCGGGCGCGGGCGGATCGGTTCGTTGTGGGTCAGCCATAGGGGCCTCCTGTAAGCTGGCGGCGCTGGCCGCCCTGTTGGGAAAAGCAATCGGGCGCGCGGCGGTTTCCGCTGCGAGTCCAGTGATCAAAGGTTCGAAGCTGCCGAGGGAATCGGCCATGCCAGAAGCGATCGCCTGACGCGCCGGCAGAATCCCGCCGCGCCCGAAATCGCTCTCGACGCGAGCTTCCGTCGTGCCGCGGAATTGGGCCACTCGACCAATGAACAGGTCGGCGATGGAATCGGCGATGGCCAGCAGCTGCGCCCGGCCTTCGTCGGTGCGCACGTCGGTCCGCTTCAACGGCGATTTGGTGGAAACGATTTCGTACCGCTTCACGCCCTGGCGCTCCTGGGCATCGCGGGTGTCGGTGACGCTCACCACGACCCCGATGGAACCAAGGAAGGCGCTCTCGTTGGTGACGATGCGCGAGGCCGCCGCCGCCAGCCAGTAGCCGCCCGAGGCCGCCAGGCCATCCACGTAAGCGGTGACGGGCTTCTTCGCCGCCCCGGCGCGGATCTGATCGGCGAACTCGTTGATGCCGTCCACCTGGCCGCCGGGAGAGTTGACGTTGAGCACGATCTGCGCCACGGCGGGGTTATCGAGCGCCGCGCGGAAGTCGCGCGACAGATTCTCGATCGACGTCGCCCCGCTGATCTCTGCGAAGATGCTGGCGTAACGGAACAGCGGCCCTTCCACACCGATTACAGCGACGTTGCCGTGCATCTCGACGCGGCCCCCGGTGTTCTCCAGCGGCCTGCCGAGGCGTGCGGCCACGGCTTCGACGTCGACCGGGGCGCGCTCCACGATGCCGAGAATGGTTTCCATGGCGGCCTGGGTAATCGCCCACGGCCGTTCTTGAATTTCGCCGAGAATATGCAGCAGGGATCGGGATCTCACGCGGCCTCCTTGTCTTTTGCCGGGATGGGTTCTTCCGGCTCTTCGGGTTGGTTGGGGGGTGCGGGCGGCGGCGCCTGCGCAGCCGCCGGATCGACGTAG